GCTAGGCTCACTGTGATTTATCTCACATTTATTTGCTAGGCTCACTGCCCGATTTATCCCTTATTTAGTTTTTCTTACTCCGTAAGTCTAACATAAAAATCTCAAAAAAGCAAATCGACACGCCGTACTACAAGTGTGTTTCTTATCACATTAGTTATCAACAGCCTGTGGATAAGTCCACGTGTGACACGTGCAAATTCGGACATTATGGACATGTGATTAGTATCACAAAAATAGTTTTCCGACACGCCCGAGAAACAGGTCAAAATGTCAGTGGTCTGTGTTAGACTTACAGTAGTAAGAAAATGAGAAACTCTCATTAAGAAAGGTGGTCTCAAATGACTACACTAACAATAACAAAATGCGTAGAGCATAAGCCTATGCTATCCGCTATCTCCAATGTAGGAGATGAGCAATTCACTTTCTGTATGGATTGTGAAAATAACATAGAGCGTTGGTATAACGATACCGACCCTGAAAGACTACCAATGTGGTCAGATTGGAGTGTATCTCTATGATAAACTCAGTTAAAACTATTGATTGCTCTACCTGTTATGGTAGAGGCTACATATTTTTCGGGGACAATGATGATTGTGCCATTGAAACATGTGATTGCGTATTAAATGATGAACTAAATGTAGATTGGATTAACTAAATGATAAATGTAACACTAACAACAACAACAGGCTCCACTAAGGGCATGAGGTTTGATACTAAGAATGATGTCCTGCTATTCATTGAGAAGATGTCCGATACACTGCCTATCGGTACAGCAGTGAATATTGACGCACCACTCATTGGAATACATAGTGGGTGGATACAGGGTAAGCGTCTACAAAACACATAGCCTTATCTATTAAAAGATTAGTGGGTCTATGGGCTCACTATTTTTTTTGATCATTTTTTGTTTATTTATGTATCATACATCTAAACAAAATATTCCAATTTACTCTAATTAAGAAATCTGAAAACAAATCTGAATTATGATATACTTAAACCATGAGAAAACAATACACACGAGTCCAATACGACGAAAACGGTTTAAAGCAATGCACAAATTGCCAGGAATACAAAGAGACATCTAACTTCCATAAATACTCTAAGGCTCAAGATAGTTTGAAACCTTGGTGTAAGGTTTGTGTAAGAGAATACGACTTGGCAGAAGATGATCCAAAAAGGGTTATGCCTAGAAAAAAGCAGGGGGAATTAATTCATTGTCGTAGATGTGAAAAATATCTAGATAAATCTAACTTCTGGCGTGGCTCAACATATTGTCGTCCATGCAAGGTTTATATAGGTATAAACTCTAACCTTAGAAATAAAAACCTGACTATAGAAAAATATTCAGAATTAGAAAAATCTCAAAATGGGGTTTGTAAAATTTGCGGGAATACAGATTATAAGCGTTTATCCGTAGACCATGATCATGCATGCTGTCCTGGAGAAAAAACTTGTGGAAACTGCACAAGAGGCTTATTGTGCTCTAGATGCAATAGAGCCCTAGGCTCTGTTAATGATGATGTAAAACTGTTACAAACTATGATACGATATTTAAATGGGGATATTAAATAACCTAGAAAATGCCTGTGGGGTTTATAGGGTTTTTCAGAATTGTGCTATAATAAGATCATGACAGAAGAAACCACATCTTTAAAACTTTGCTGTGATGCATGCACATGCACCAACTCTCACAGTTCTAAGCCACCAGTAGAAGAAGTAGAGTAATTCCATGGGCATAGGGTTTTTAGATAACCTAGAAAATGCCTGGGATGAAAATCTATTTCTGGAATCAAAACCAATACCTGAAACAGACAACATGGGTAGAGAAAAGTTTTGGGAAGATCTAGGAAGACCAGAATATGAAAACCTGGCTGTAAAAATATTTTCAGAAACTTGTTGCAAAGATTGTAGTTGCAAAAATGGATAGCGATCAACAACAACTAACTATAGAGCAAGCACAAGCAATTTTATTATTTCAGATTGAGCAAAAACTCAGGGTACATATAGCAAAACAAGTTGAGAACAAATTCCACGGAATGTATCATGACGCATCACACGTAATAGCACAATACATACGTAACATGGTCTAAAAGTATTTAGATCCGTCTGACTCTTCTAAGTTTCCAGGGCAAGAAAATTAATCTTCAACTCTATCCAACTCCCACATTCTAATATCTATAAACCCAATTCTAGATTTATCTGCTACTTCTTGGGAATCAGCCTCTATTGCAATACGAACACTTGTCTCTATATCAATTCCAGAGTTAAGTTTAGTGCCAGCATTCTTTTCATACATTTCCTCTATTACAGATAATATTGGTTTGTAATAATACTTAGGCAATTGCTCCACCCTCTTTAAGTTTGTCATAAATGTTTGACATCATAAAACCAAGACTAGCCTGGCTCTGCTCAATTTGTTTTTCAAGATCTGCTGCATTTAATCCAGCCTGAAGACCCATTGCTCGGTTATCCTCATTAATGCTATTTAGCATAATATTTACTGCTTCGTCTTTTGTCATACCCATTCCTTTTCTTGGTCGTAAGTTACAGAGTACTCCCCTGTAAATATTTCGGCGTACGAAATGATATCTCTATTATACCGTATAACGGTTTCTATGCCAACTTTGTCACATACATACTTAATACCCTTGACTAGTGGCTCAAACTTCATCCCCTGCCCTTCTAGGGCCTTATTTAAGGTATCCAGATATCTTTCCTTGCCATAACGTTTTGACACAAATGCTTGATCAACATATTCAAACCTTGCATCCCTATCATTATCTTTTGCAATGTCCGAATTGTCCATTATATACCTTAATGCAGGATGATCCATCCTATCAGACCAGTTTCGCATGTTAGGCTCATATTTTTCCATATTGCGTAGTGTTGAATCAGCAAAGGCCATGCGTATTAGGTCTGTATTGGAGGTTTGAACCTCTGTTGCGAACGAAATCAAAAAAGCGGTTGCGAAAGGAAACTTGTCGCTATAAGTCGTTATGCCGAAATGTACATTCGGATTGAAAGACTCAGTTGACATACCGTCTTCTAATCGGCGCATATGATTTCCGAGAGATACAAACTCTTGTCGATTCATATCGCAGTCGACGAACAAGCATTGCTCTGGATCTATCCCGTCGGCGAGACACAAAATGTTTTTGTCATATGAACCCACTATTTTCGAACCGTTAAAACGCTCTATTAATTTTGCGGTCATAAAACCATCCATGTCGGGAGATATAATTAAATTTTGAGAATGCTCCAGTGTATCAAGTATGTCCGTTTTCATTTTTGTTAAATATACCCCTTATAATAATCTTATTATGACAGTACAAGACTGGGCTTCGCTAATCGTAGCCATCTTAACAATTGTATCATCAATCGCTTTTGGAATCAAGTGGCTAGTAAAACACTATCTAATCGAACTTAAACCAAATTCTGGATCCAGTCTAAGAGATGCTGTCACAAGGCTAGAAATGGCTTTGGACGAACAAAGAGTTGACTCAATTAAATCCAGAAATCGTCAAGAAGAAAAGTTGGACGAGATGTATAAAATTTTAATTGATCATATCGCTAACACTAAAAAATAATTTGCTATATACTATATATAATATATAAAGATAGTTTTTAAAACTATAAAGATATCTTTCTTTCTTATATATATTTAAGTATACACTATCGCAATCCTGGCATATAAGACAAACCTTGACAAATCGGACATTACCTATTATAACAATTTGATAAACTTTTTATATCATGTCCGTTTTGTCCTTTATGGTATAATTTTCTTGTTGGCTAATACCTTGGTTTGTCCTATACCCACCGACCTTGGTATTAGTCAATTTTTATGGTATAATCACAGTATGCCTATTCACTCTTCTCTTGCTTTTGGTGCCGATCCAGTCACTATGCAGTGGAGCGTTGTTAGAGGAGATACTGGGACTCTAAGAGTAGAGTTCTATGAGGATAATGAAGTAGATTATTATGATACTACTGGGTGGATTTTTAGAGCAACTGCTTATGATCAATCTGGTAATGTTTTAGATGCCCTGGATTGTGAGCCTTCAGATGGTTTTGTAGATATTACAGCCCATCCTTCGGTTACAAAAAATTGGGGATCTAAATATTCATCAATCGTGGCTCAACTACCATTTGATTTACAGGTAATAATTCCACAAAATATTGAAGACACTGTTTGGACTCCTGTTATTGGAACCATTCAAGTATTAGGCGATGTTACCCCAGGAGGTACACTATAATGGCAGTTATTAAGATTGTTCCAATGCCAGGCGCAGTTGGAGACAAGGGAGACGAAGGAGCCGTAGGCCCTCAAGGTCCACAAGGACAAACAGGACAAACAGGACAAAACGGACAAGATGCACTATGGTCATATCAAGGTGCATACAACCCATCTGCTGCTTATGCAGTTGGAGATGTCGTAGTTTATCAAGGACAACTTTATTATACAAAGTCAGTAACAACTGCTGGAACACTTCCAACAGATACTGCAAAGTTTGATTTAATTGCATCAAAGGGTGCAGATGGACAACCAGGAACTGATGGTGCCCCAGGTGCAGATGGTTCAACTCCATTTACTTTGGTAGGTGCATATGACAATGGTGCATCTTACAATTTAGGAATTGCTGTTTATTATAATGGCGGTACATATGTAAGAACTGGTAATCCACTTAATCCTGGATACCCTCCAGAAGTAGGTGCTATCAATGCTTCATGGACACCTATTGCAGAAAAAGGCGCAGATGCTGAATTGCCAACGGGAGCAACAGGAACATTCCAAACCTCAGACAGTAAAATAGTTTCAGTAGTCAACGGAATCATTACATCTATAGAGCCACTGACTTAATATAGTGAGATAATAACTCCATGGCTGTTTCTAAATCTATGGACTTTCCAGGTGCAAAAAAATCATCTTATGCTGCACAAGTAGTTAGCCAAACCTCTCAAGTTACAGAAACACAGTTATACCCAGATTCTGCATTAAACTTTGTTCCAGTCCCTGGACCACAAGGCCCACCTGGGCCAGCAGGAAGAGATGGAGAAAGAGGCGAACAAGGTTCCACGGGAAACATTGGACCCAAAGGCGAAAGAGGCCTGCCAGGCAAAGATGGAGAAAGTTCTTTATCGGCATCTGGACAGCAGGCAGGTTGGGCATCATATACAAACAACGCAACCAAGCCTATAAAATTAGGAATTACCCAAGGTGATGATGGATGGGTCACTATTTGGCTTGACACTAAAGATAAAACCCAGAATGAAAAATATATGCCAAAAGGCTGTACCAGTCTTTGGAACAGCCATCAACGAATGCTAAACTTTCACGGTATAAAAGAAGGGTCCCAAGTATTCGTAACATACAACTTCGAACTAACCACCTATACACCTAATACTGAGGTTTGGCTAAGGACATATTTTGCAAGCAAGGATCAGGAGTTTGTCCAGTTTGTTGGATCTTTAAAATATCAGAATGTTTATAATCTTTCTGCTACCCAGCAATTTTTTATAGAAGATTCTGTCATGTGGGGCAATGGTGCTATACCACAGATTAGAACAGACTTTGATGCATCAGTAATACTCAATTCTATCTACGTCAGCGTGGTATAATAAAACCATGGCATTTCCAGCGACCTATGACTTTAACTACTATAAGGGTGATACTTTTGAATTTCGTATCTACCCGAAAAAGAACGATGGAACGGTTTTTGATTTAAGTACTTTTTATATTCCAACAAACTATGCCAACACTCCAGATGATGTAACAGATACTGTTGCTCCATATGATAGTGCTCAGTTTACTATTGCAAATGTTCGTGGTTCAGCAGGAGTCCCAATTAAATGTTTTGCTAGGGTATCAGATGACAATACTTTTGTCCAGTGTGCAATTAGACCAGCAGAAGGAAATCAATTAGTTGCTGGAACAGAATATGTGTATGACGTTGAAGTTAAAAAGCCAGCAGGTTCTGCAGGTAGCGGACAATATGAAATTGTTCAAACCTTGTTAACTGGAACAATAACAATTACAGATCAGGTTACAGGCGCTACGTCTGCAACTTCAGGTGCTTAATGGCAGACATCCTATTATCTACCGACGACTTAACAATTTTTGGGGGACCAGAAAACATAAGCCTTGACCTAGACATAGGACCACAGGGTGATCGTGGAAGTATAATCATTGGTGTTCTTGGAGATCCAAGAGATACAGGTGTTGCATCTACTATTGTTCAAGATACCCAGGCTCTTGACATTGCTATAGACTATAACCCTTATTCGACAACTTATAAGACAGTTTTTCAAAAAGTTTCTACTGGAGGAGCATTACAGTGGACCCCTCTACTTACTTTAAAAACAAATTATTATTCATCTGTTAAAGATGTAACGGCTGTAAATGGAATTCTTACAATACCGCCAATTAATTTGACAGACATTGCAGACGAGATAAACCTTACATCTGCAAACTTTAGTATTCAATATTCTATTTCATCACCAACAGGAGGACCTGCTTCAACAAGCCTTGTAGTCAGTGATGTAATAGATAGTCCAATTAGAGCACTACCACTTCAAATAAAGGGTGTAGAATATATTGATAACACTTGGCAGCCAATGGCTGGTCCAAAGCGTGTTCATTTATTTATTACGGTGGTATAATGGCAAGAGGTGATTTATAGTGGCAGAAGAGAATATTGACAACACCGTTAGTGGTAGCGGACTCTTCAATACCAAAATCCCTGGACTTTCAGACGCAGCCGATATTCAGGCAGCCCTAAGACTTTATCACTATGGATCTTATACTTATGATGGCGCCAACACAGATACTGGGCTTCTTTTAAATCCATCAATTGCAAAACACCTTCAAAACCTTGTAGATGCAGATACAGCCACTAATACATCACTAACAAACCACATATCAAATACCGAAAATGTCCACGGTATTGAGGATACAGCAGATTTAGCAACACAATCATTTGTCAATACAGCAATTACTAATGCTATAAGTGGTGCTACTGGAGGATACCCAGCCCTAGCAGGAGACGGTATTGATTGGAATTCTGTTGATTTACGATTTGATCTTGAACCACAACTATTAAATAATAATACTGTAATAACTAAGTCATCTGGATTTACTTTAGATCCCGTCGATGTTAATAAAACTATTTTGCTTTCTACATCATCTCCAATGAATTTAACTATCCCACTAAACTCTTCTGTTAATATTCCTGTTGGATATAAGTACACTTTAGTTGAAATAGGATCTGGTAAAACAACTTTTGTTCCAGCATCAGGTGTAACAATTAACAGCAAAAACTCACAACTATTTATTGATACACAGTATGGTCAGGCAACATTGGTAAAGGTTGATACAAATAGTTGGGTTGCTTATGGAGATATTTATGAAGGTGCTTCAAGCCCAACACCTGTAGCACCTACACCAGTTGCTCCTACTCCTGTAGCCCCTACTCCTACGCCTACTCCTGTAGCGCCTACTCCTGTAGCACCTACACCAGTTGCTCCTACTCCTGTAGCACCTACACCAGTTGCTCCTACTCCTGTAGCACCTACACCAGTAGCGCCTACTCCAGTAGCGCCTACTCCAGTAGCGCCTACTCCAGTAGCGCCTACTCCAGTAGCGCCTACTCCAGTAGCACCTACTCCAGTTGCTCCTACTCCTGTAGCACCTACACCAGTAGCGCCTACTCCAGTAGCACCTAATAATTTTGCTTATGCAACATTCTGTACTGATTCAGGACCAGACCAAGCAGGAGAAGGTCTCAACTTTACAGATTGTGGAAGTTTAGAAGCCTTTATTAATGGAAACTTTGTTGGTGTAAATAGTCTTGTATGTCAGATAGGTTCTTACCCAGCACTTCCTACAAATTGCGGGGAAACTTCAGGAATTTGGTATACATTCTGTGGTAACGTATCAGCAGGATATAATCCAGGAACTGTTATCGGACCAATATTTGATTCATCACAAACATGTTCTCAAGCACTAGCAGAACAAACATCATATGGAGAAATTGGGTCAGGCTGGAACTGTGCAACTGGAACTTCTGGATCTTCTTCTGTACCAGCAGCAAATTGTGGAGCCACTCCTACTCCTGTAGCGCCTACACCAGTTGCTCCAACACCAGTAGCACCTACTCCAGTAGCACCAACACCAGTTGCTCCAACACCAGTTGCTCCAACACCAGTTGCACCTACTCCTGTAGCGCCTACTCCAGTAGCACCAAGTTGTGTTCCAGCCGATGCATGGTCATACAACCAGTCTAAGTGTCAGTCATGCGGATATTACTTCAGCACAGAATTTGGAGAGTGCTCAACAACTCCTTGGAACACGCCAACACCAGTTGCTCCAACACCAGTTGCTCCAACACCAGTTGCTCCAACACCAGTTGCACCTACTCCTGTAGCGCCTACTCCTGTAGCACCTACTCCTGTAGCGCCTACTCCTGTAGCACCTACACCAGTTGCTCCAACACCAGTAGCACCTACTCCAGTAGCACCTACACCTGTAGCCCCTACGCCAGTAGCACCTACACCAGTTGCTCCAACACCAGTAGCACCTACACCTGTAGCAGCAACAGGAGTTCAGTGCACAGCCTTTGACATAAGTATTGGTGCATGCACTGGTGGAGGTTGCGATAATAGTGGCTGTGCTTCAGGTGGATCATGTAGTAATCCACAAAATTTTGCGGGATCAGGATGCTAATAAAATGAAGGAGACAATATGTTAACAGACTCAAGTATTCTATATTCTAGTTACGAAAATGGACCAGGAGGAGTTCCTTTAGTCTGGGTTATAGATGGTCAGTGTGTATATGATATTCCCACCTCAAATGAGCATGCAGAAATGTTTGTGTTGAGTGATGAAGTTTTGGATATTTCTGAAGATTATCCAGACCATGAAGGCATTACCGTTAGATTTGTTAAAGATGGAGAAACGGTTAATGAACTTCAAACATCTGAGTATTTTGGAAGCATACTTCTTAGCAACCCACAGGTCTTAAGTCTTTTTGACTACCCTTATGGAAGATACGTAGTATCTCCAAATGCTACATTTGATGGAGAAAAATTTATTATTTTGGGCAGAGATACTTCGTTGCTTATGCCGTGGCATCCAAGTCAAAATAAAGACTAATAACTTTTAGTGTATAATAGTTTTATAACGACTAAAGGGGACAATAATGTCAAAATCAAAATGGCAAGAATATAAAGAAAAAAATGGAGTTACTCCATTAGACATACTTAATCCAAACACAAAACATGCCTCTGAAGATTTGGCAACCACAAGACTATCTATTTGTAAAGTATGTCCAGAATTAATTAAATTAACCACACAATGCAAAAAGTGTGGCTGCTTTATGGCTGCAAAAACAAAATTAGAAGCGGCAAAGTGTCCAATTGGAAAATGGTAAAATGGAAAAAAACGAATTATGCCCTGGAATTTTTGTTTATAGTAATGTTATAGAAAATTTTATTTTTGATTCTTTGATTGAAGATATTGAAGAAGGGATGAAATATCTCAATATACAGTGGCAACAGTCTCAGGTAGAACACAAAGAAGGCGTAACAGTTGACACTAATTCAAGAGATACACAAATTATTGGTGTAGAATATCGAGATCATATTGTTGAAAATTTTTCAACACCACACGAAGCGTTTTACTTAAATCTTTCAAATATATTTTTTAAAGCGTTTAATCCAAGAGAACATGATTACAAGTCTATGTTTGGCTGCCAGACTACTTGGCACGATCAGTACGGAATTTTAAAATACGGTGTTGGTCAAAAATTTACTAATCATATAGATGATCACATAAATCATCATAGAAGAATTTCTACAACGTTTTATTTAAATGAAAATTATGAAGGTGGAGAAATTATTTTCCCTAGGTTTAATGTAAAATATAAACCGAAAAAAAATGAATTATTAGTTTTTCCTTCTACGTTTGTTTATAATCATTCAGTATCTCCAGTTCTTGAAGGAGAAAGATACGCAGTTGTTAGTTGGATGCGATGAAAGAGCCACAACTAGTTGATAAGATTTTAAGCAAAGAAGATTATGACAGGCTAAAGGATGCTTTGGTAAATCCTAAGAGTTTTGGGTTTGATCCTGGCTTTAGTAGATATTGTATTGGGGATGGTGGACTTCCGATTCTAAAAGAATTAGCAGACAAACTGGTTCCTATTGCAAGAGAAGCCTTTGATAGCGAAAGATTATTACCTACATATACATTATTTGCTCATTATGAGGGGCAAAATCCAGAACCAAGTTTGTACAAACACAAAGACGACAACGCATGCACCTACACTCTTGATATGTGTGTTTATCAGGTAGAGCCATGGGATATTTACGTTGATGACAAGGCCTATACTCTTTATCCAAATCAAGCCTTGGCATACTATGGAAACGATCAGTTCCATTGGAGAGAAAAGTTTCCAAATCCCGAAACAAATCATGTTGCAATGATTTTCTTTCATTTTGCAGAACCAGATCACTGGTGGTTTGTCAAGGGTCCAGAATATTTGCAGGTAGTAAGAAAACAAATTACAGAAGAACAATGGAGACTCCAGTATGAAAACAAATAAGATATTTTTTCAACACTGGAATCCTTGCGGGTTAATAAATCAAGTAATGAGTCTAGAGTTAGCAATAGGTATTTCACATGAAACAAATGCAACTGTTGTAGTTCATAATGCAAGCAACAAGGGTGATCATTTATTTGATTTTAGGACTGTTCCAATTCACACTCCTTCAAGATTTCATAACATTCAAAGAAAAGGATTTACAAATCCAGACCAGTTTCCACATCTATTAGATTTATTAGACTTTGATTCAAATTTAATTGTAATTGATCAAAAAATAGACAACTTTAAGCAAGAAGAATTAATAGTAGACGATATGTTAAATAACTACTACTACAGTAATAGCCCAGAAATAACAGAAGATGAACTGGCATTCGCTGAAGGTAGACAAAGATTGCCACTAGATAGACCAATACATCTAAAAGGAACATTAGGATGGTACTCAAGATTCTTCTATAACAGAAGCCCTGAACTAGACAAGGCATTATCTTTAGTTAGGTTTAAGAAAGAGTACACAGACTTGGCCAAAAAGATATCTAATTCTTTAGGCAGATTTCAAGGTATGCATTTAAGACTAACTGACCATGTGCACATGTTTGAAACTACTCAAGAAATGTTTGAGTCTTGGATTAATAACTTTGAGAAAAATAACTTGCCAATAGTTTTGTCAACAGATGAACCAGGGCATAAAATGGTTGAAGATAATAAGCATAGATTTATGCTATTAGATGAATACATTGTTAATAACTTTGCAGAAGACTTCAAATCCTTACAATTTCAGGATGAAGTAGTTTTTGGTTTAATCTGTAATCTAGTTATGCATGATTCAGAAACTTTTGTTGGTACATCAGGAAGCACCTATACTGCATATATCCATAGAAATAGAAATCAAACTGGTATTGAAACTTGGAATTTCTTTGATAATCCAGAAACAACAGAAGGTCACCCATATTCTTGGAATGGTTATCCACTAAACCCTGGCAGAAAAATGTGGTGGAGAGAATGGAAGGAGTCTAGATTAACATGAAAACAGCATTAGTGCTTGGAGCAGGGGGCTTCATTGGAAGTCATATGGTAAAGCGTTTAAAGTCTGAAGGATATTGGGTTAGAGGTGTTGACTTAAAGAATCCAGATTTTTCAGATACTTATGCTGACGAGTTTATAGAAAGAGATCTATCTCTATATGATAATATGGAAAAAGTGATTCAGTTTAAAGGATATTCTGGTAACTTTTATAATGAAATTCCTTATAAGTTAATAGCATCCTTTGATGAAATATATCAGTTTGCAGCAGATATGGGCGGAGCAGGATATATTTTTACTGGAAATAATGATTCTCAAATTATGGAAAACTCTGCACTTATAAACCTTAATCTTTTAAGAGCACAATCAAGATTTAATGAAAAATATGCAATTAATAAAACCAAGATATTTTATTCAAGTTCTGCCTGCATGTATCCTGACTACAAACAGTTAGATGTTAATAATCCTGGACTTAAAGAGTCTGATGCATACCCTGCAGATCCTGACAGCGAGTATGGCTGGGAGAAACTATTTAGTGAGAGAATGTTCTTAGCATTTAATAGAAACAACAAGATCCCTGTAGCCATTGCCAGATATCATAATATTTATGGACCAGAAGGAACTTGGGATGGTGGAAAAGAAAAAGCACCAGCAGCAATATGTAGAAAAGTTATTCAGTCAGATGGATTTATAGAAATTTGGGGGGATGGAGAACAAACCCGTTCATTCCTATATATAGATGAATGCATAGAGGCAACAAGAAGACTGATGGAATCAGATTTTACTGGGCCTGTTAATATTGGTTCTGAGGAAATGGTTACCATTAATCAACTTGTAGATATTGCTTGTAGTATTGAAGGAAAAACTTTAAGCAAGATGCATATCCCAGGTCCTTTGGGTGTTAGAGGAAGAAACTCCAATAATGACTTAGTTAGAGATAAGTTAGATTGGGACTATTCCATGTCTCTTAAAGATGGAATAGAAAAAACTTATAACTGGATCAAGGATCAAATAAATGGATAAGCAAGAAGTTGTAAAAGAAGTTTTTCTTCAAGATGGTATTGGAGCACAATTATGGAGAAAACTATACTTAATGTCCTATGCAAAATATTATAATTTGTTATTTGAAGATACACCAATTACAGATTTCTTAATTCATGAGTCTGACAAAGTACACAGTGAAGAAGAAAAAATTGAATTTATAAATAAATTTAATACTATAATAAAAAATCCATGGGAAGGTATAGATTTTTCTAATCAAGACAATTTTGTTCTTTCCGAAAAGGTTGGACTGGGATACGAAAAACTACATCTAAATGCAGGAGTAGCCCCAGGACCCTGGCCATTTTTAGAAGTTGCCAAAGAATTTAGCACAATAGAACAAACTGAAAACAATGTAGTTATTCACATACGAAGAGGCAATGTGATTCCAGAAAATCCAAGGTGGGTAGATGAGTCTGTCTATATAGAAATGCTAAAACAATTACCAAACTTTCTAAAGAAAATAAACTTTGTTCCAGACAGAGTAATAATTTTAACAGATGCTCCAGATTCAAACAAAAAGTTTAAGCCTATAAATCAAAATCAATTAGATAAGTGGAGACAGCCTTATTTGCACAAAGACGAAAACAATTCTTTTGACACAATTTCCTTAAACTTTGAATTACTTAAAGATGCTTATCTAGGTATTGAAATTTTAAATAGTTTAGATACTTACACAGCATTTACTATGATGGTGATGGCAAAAGTCTTAATAACTGGAAGATCTGCATTTAGTCAATCTGCTGGTCTGCTATCAAAAAATACTGTTTTGTCAGTTGACAACTATAGAAGTTTCTTTTAAAGTGTGCAATAAAACACCCCCAGGGATTTCTCCAAGGGGGCATTTTTTTTTATATATTACTTAGGAAATTTAGCCATCCACTCTTTGGTCCTTGGGGTAATACCCTTCCATGAAGACCAGTCTTCTCCGCCCCTAGACATGTAGTATGCAATCTCAGCATTTTTGACGGGATTGAACAATTCAGCATTAGAGTCCAAATCAAACTTATCCCTGCGGTCTGGGCCCAGTCTATCAATCATATTAATTTGGAACATTCCATAAGAGGAGTCCCCAGTCTTATGGTTGCCATTAAACGCCAAAGGCCTACCATTAGATTCTTTCTTGGCAATGGCCCAAGCCACTACAAGATCTTGCCCCTTAAACCCTATAAGGGAAAGGAGTTGCTTTAGTTCAATGTCGGTCAGAGATGTCTTATTCTCAAAACTCTCTAGCCTTTTTGCCTTAGAAACCAAAAAAACCTCTTTCGAGGCGTTTCCTTGCTCTTGAGCCTGTTCTATGCTCAAACTATTTTTGTCACCTATTCGTGTTTCAGCATTAGCAGCGTTTGACAAAGTCGCTACTAAAGTCAGTATGCTGAGTATGCTAATGATCTCTTTGTTTCTTTCGATAAATTTAATCATAGTTTCCTCCTTAGAAAACAATAACACCTTGGTAGGTGTTACTACCAAGTATAACAT